GTGATTTGGCTCTTTGGTGAATCAGGAGTAGGAAAGTCTGGAATGTCTTGGCCTTTAGCAGTAGATTTAAATAATAGTTTAGTTAAAGATGTAGATGAAGCTCGTAATTTTTCCAAAAATATTTATATGAGGAATGTAGAACAAATCTTCTGGGATGATTACCGTGGTCAAAATGTAGTAATATATGATGACTTCGGCCAACTCAGAGATTCTTCTGCAAACCCCAACCCTGAATATATGGAAATGATACGAACTGCTAATATAGCCCCTTATCCTTTACATATGGCCCATTTAGAAGATAAGAGAAAAGCCAAATTTACATCCAAAGTAATAATATTGACTTCCAATGTATTTGAACAATCCGTTAATTCGTTAACTTTTCCTGATGCATTTAGGCGTAGAGTAGATCTCTGTGCTGAGGTGCGTAATAAGGATGAGTTTACGAAGGAGGGATATTCAAAGACTAAAGGAATGAATGTTAAACGTTTGGATAAAGATTTGGTTCAGAAAATGTCAGGAGAAATAATTAGCACTTCCCCTTATTTGATAGATTTAGTTAACCCAGAGACTGGAGAGAAATATCAGACTGATATTGAGTATGAAGATTTCTTAGATTTGTGTTATGAGCAGACTTTTAAATGTAGAGACGAATCCGCAAGAATGAATGAATTCTTGATGGAATATGCAGAGAAAAGGATGACCAGATACAAGACTAAGAATGACAAATGCCCTGAATTGGAGTTTGAGGATGCGATTGACGTCAATATGCAAATTGACGCTGATCCTTCTCTAGTTCCAATTGAGACTAGCAGATTGAAGGAAATGATAGAGAAATGTTCAGACACCATAGTATATACGTACGAAAAGGTGGCTGTAAAGATCTCTGGATTAGCCTTTGAATTGGCTGCTCTGGATTATGACGAACAAATGCAAAGAATAAAGGAAATGAGATATTATGAGAAAGTTGAGACTGGAGTGACATATTTGAAGAAAGTTCTCAATTCGGGTTTAGCTATATGCAAAACCTGGATTGAAGAAGCTGTTGAATATGCCAAGAATCATCCCTGGACCATTGCATCAGCAGTCTTAGGAAGTCTATTAGGTATTCTTACCATAGTAGGCTTCTGGAGATGGATGTGTAATGGAGAAAGAAAGAGAAACCCACCCCAAAAACGACATTTTATCAATACTGGACTCACATTGATAATTCCCCATAGAGACCTTGATAAGTTTTACGAGATGGATGAAACCCTCGACGTATCAACTATGAAGGTTAATTTGGTGGAGGATCATTTGAGTTCTCTATTGAAACCCCGACACCGTGTAGTAATTGTTCCTAAAGTGACCAAGTTTATTATCAGCATTCTAGATAATCATTCTAAAATGTATGATAAGACTATTTGTATTACGAAGAACAATTTCTTCACATACCAGAATAAACCAATTGAGCTTATTTATGGAGAGATAAATAAGTTCTTTGAAGTGGACCCGGAATCGTTGACAATGAAAAAGACTGAAGCCTTTGCTTCTTCAGATTTGAACACTTTGAAACAAAGAACACCTATTCATTTGGAAGCAATGTCTTCAGGAGACAACCAAACTCTTAAACAACCACGACCCGTACATGTAGAAATTCAAAAACCTATAAATTACGGACGACAGTCAGACGGAGGATGGAAATACCCCGACAACAAGCACGAGATGTGGGAAGAGATGGGTAAACCCCGGATATTTGGCCTTCTTCCAGATTATAGCCAGGTTCCCGGGATGAACCCATATCAACCCACAACTGAAGCATTTGCAAGTAGTGATGCTGTAACATTGAAAACAAAATCTACAAAATTTGTAGAGAGTGATGGATATGATACAGTTGATGTTTCTATGCAAATGTGGAAAGACCAGGTAGCACAAAAATTGATAACGAATAGAGTACTAACAAATTTGTATAAAATTTGTATGGTACATGATAACGACTCAGTAACACCACTTTTGAATGGACTTTTTGTTCGTTCAAATGTGATGTTAGTACCCGGACATTTAACAGGATTTATGATGCCAGAAGACACTATTGAGATCAGGAATCTCTTTGACGTGGTATTTCGCGTACCATGGAAAGATATAAAAGTGATCCCATTAGTGAATGCAGCTGGTGAATCAAAAGAGGCTGCTCTACTTGCTTTTCCAAAATTCGTATGTCAACATACGGATTTGGTTAAGCATTTTCAAAATGCAGAATCTCTTTCAAAGTTTAAACGGTGTGAAGTAACACTTCCAGTTTTGAGATATTCAGATAAGTTGAAACAATTTATGTCGACACTTATAGAATGTGATAAGGTGGAGGCTTATGACAGACCAGTGACTTTGAATGATAGCCAGAAAGGACAATATATGCTAAGACAAGGATTAGAATATACGATGCCCACTACTAATGGAGATTGTGGTTCTCCATTAGTAATCAATGAAACTCAAGTGATTCGTAAGATTGCAGGAATACACGTTGCAGGAGATGCACGTGGCAAAGCTTACGCAGAATCCATAACCCAGAAAGATTTGCAGAGAGCATTTAATCAAATAGATGTTACAATGCAAATACAACTGGACTTGGACTGTACACTTGATTTTTCAAAAGAAGAACCACGAATACCCGCAGGTGTCGAGTTTGGACCTGGTGAATTACATTTTTGTGATTTACCGGCTCTGAAGATGTTACCTGTAGGTAGAATTCCCGAACCGCTTTTCGAACCCGGAAAAACTGATATTAGGCCTTCCCTAGTACATGGAAAAATTTCTGAAATAAAGACAAAACCAGCATATCTACGCAATGTTGTAGTTAATGGTGAGTTTGTTAATATGAAACATAGAAATCTTATGAAGTGTGCTATGGATACACCTTATATCAGTAGAGATTTGATTGAAGAAGCATACCAATTAACTAAGGCAACTTGGTTGAAAGGTATGCGACCGGAATTGAAGAAGGTATTAACTTATGAAGAAGCTGTAGCAGGCTCTGAAGTAAGTGAATATATGTCTTCAATAAATAGGAGTAGTTCCCCTGGATATCCTTGGATTAAGGATAGAACCAAGGGGACAAAAGGAAAACAGGGCTGGTTTGGCTCAGATGGAGAATTTATTCTCAATTCTGAAGTTGAACAGGCCGTACAACGACGAATAAAC